CCTCACACCCGCCCACACAGTCAGGGGCGAAATGTCAATCGGAGGCGGCGGATCGAATAACTATGAAGACCTCAACAATAAGCCGAGCGTTGACGGCGTTGTTTTGGTTGGAAACGTAACCCACCAAGAACTCGGACTTTATTCCCAGGATGAAGTTGACGGTTTGCTCGCTTCGTTAGTCTATGACCTTTTACCGACTGACAACGCGAGCGGACCCGTGGCGACATTCTCCACAGCCCTCGCGAAGCCGTTAGTCAGCATCGAAGTCGAAAACGTTGCTACTAAAGTATATCAGCGAGGCGCAAACCTTTGGGATGAGGACTGGGAAGTCGGAACATACAACACTAACACGGGCGCAAAGTCTTCCTCAACTACGAGAATCAGAAGCAAGAACTTGATACCTATTGCACCTAATTCCACTTTGAGGTTTACCCCGATCGGAAGCGCTGGCTATGGTTTATCGTTCCTTTTCTACGACAAAAACGGAACTTTTAAAAATGGTTATTACCGTGGTTCTACGGCTGGCGGTTTTTCGTATGCTACTCAAGCCGATTGGTATTTTCTGGCTATTTCGCCCGGTGACGCCTATGGCACGACCTACAACAACGACATAGCAGTCCGTTTTGATAACAGTTTTGACTATGTCGCTTATAACCCTAACAGTAACGAGTATGTTATTGCGGACCTCGGGAACATCGTGACCTTTGAGGGTATCAATAACATATTTGCAGACGACGGCAACGTCCTCGAATGTAAGTTTAAGGACACTATTCAGCATTACATTGACAAATTAGTGTAAACATTTGCAAATACACACTTTGCAAAGGGAGCGGGCAACCGTTCCCTTTTTAATTCTCGGAGGGAGGTCGATGCCTATGGAAGTCAAAGACATAACCACGATCATAGTGGCAATTATTTCAAGCGGTGCCGTGTTCGGGTTCCTGCAGTTTATTATCCAGTTTTTAGTCACACGCGCCGACATGAAGCAGAGCATCGGCACACGTATCGACAACTTGAGCGAGCGCATAGACAGGAATCAGGAAGCGTTTGACGAATATCGCGCAGTTCAGGCACGCGTTCACATTTTGCGCTTTGCTGACGAGCTGAGGAACGGAGCCGATCACAGTCTCGACTATTATCGCCAGACCTTGCTCGACGCTTCGCTCTATGAGCACTACACCGCAACACATCCCAATTTTTCCAACGGTATCACGGAGCTCAGCATCGAGCTCATAGAAAAACGATACAAGCAAGAAATCGAGAGAGGAGAAAACCATGCTTAACTCTAAAGTTTATGACGTGCTCAAGTGGATCGCACTCGTAGCACTACCCGCAACAACGGCGTTATGGCTCACGCTGGCAAATATTTGGGGCTTCCCCTATGCCGAAGCCATAGGCGCGACACTCGCAGCGGTTACGACGTTCCTGGGCGCTTTGCTCGGAGTCAGCTCGCTCCAGTATGCAAAGAAGAAGATAAAGGACGGAGGTGAAAACAATGGATAGAAAAGAAACCGCCCTTTATGTCTTATTCCAGCCGAAGACTAACAACTGCGCTGCAGTCGTTTCCTACATGGCTGGCTACTTCAAGAAGGCAAAAGAATACTATACAAGCATAAAGGACCTTGCAATCGGTGACATTGTCTTTTTTCAGAATTCTCAAGGCTTGTCACACGTCGGCATATGTGTCGACTGGAGTGACAAGAAAAAGACCTTTACAACTATCGAGGGAAACCATAACGACAAAGTCGACTATGGCGAGTATAAATATTCGGAGGTCGGTGGCTATGTCGCAGGCTTCGGAAAACCTCGCTACACGGACGACCTGACACGCAAGGCCGCACTCGAGTACGCAAAGAGCCAGATCGGTTACACCGAAGGACCTAACAACTGGAACAAGTACGCTGACGAGCTCGACAAAGTCGACTATTTTGCAGGATGCGGCAAAAAGCAAAATTTGCCGTGGTGCGCGGTCTTCATTTGTGCGGTTATGTATAACGCCTACAATTTTAACGTAGCACCTGCGCCCGAACCTACACCCGAGCCGACACCTGCGCCAGCTCCCCAGCCCGCTCCGGCTCCCGTTCCGTCAACTACTACCTACAAGGTAACGACAAACGGCGGAGTGCTTCGCCTCAGATCCGCGCCGAACACATCGAGCGCCTACCTGATCGGAATACCTAACGGCACATATATCGAAGTTTCGAGCATCGTCAAAGGCGAGCCGATCGGAGGTAATACCGACTGGGCGAAAACTTCATATAAAGGTTATAACGGTTTTGTCGCATGCCGTTGGATCACAAAACAGTAATAAAGGATATTATCCTTTATAAATAATAATAGCCCCGAGGGTCCCGCAGCTTCGCCCTTGGGGCTTTTTTTATTGGTATTTTTTGAAAGTCAAGTAAAAAGTCAAGTATAGAAAAATAAGAAAACCCCGAGAGCCTTACAATCTCGGGGTCTTTTTTGGCGGAGAAGGGGGGATTCGAACCCCTATGAGTGAGTTCACCCGTGGACTGAAAACCCGAAAAAATGCCTATTTTGAGCGGTTTTTATTTTAAACCCCTTGCGGTTGTCCGTCAGGAAAAATACAAAAGTCAAGTAAAAAGTCAAGTATTGGATGCCGTGCCCTTCAGTCGCTCGAATGTCAAGTTGATAACATCCGCAGCGGTCTCCAGCTCACCGCTGACCGCGTGCTTATATGTTCCAAACGTATCCATGCTTTGAGAGTGTCCCACGAGTTCCCTGATCGTGCCCTCGGCTAAATGCGTTTGACTTGAGACTATACTGACGAAAGTATGGCGCAAACTGTAGGGCGTACCGGGAAGACCGCGCTCGGCTTTGAGTTTGTTCCATTGTTTTCTCACCGTGTCCTGGGAAGACATAGCACCGCACCCGTTCGGGAAGATCCACGGCGTTCCAAAATTCGCCTCGTGGTTCCGTTCTATCGTTTCGCGGATAAGTTCCGCAGCGATCGGAGGGAGTGGCACGATGCGCCTCGCGTTCTTGTTCTTGCCTTCGGTGATTATGCCGTCGTCATTAACCGCACGGTTAATATATAAAACGTTTCCTTTTATGTCGCCTTCCTGAAGTCCCAGACATTCACCGGGACGGAGTCCGCACAATAACATGATGCGGAACGCGTTCACATACCAAAGACCGCACGGCTCGAAAAGCGCTGCAATATCCTCAGGCTGGAGGATGGCACGCTCGCCCTTTTGATGCCCTTGGGGAATGTAAAGGGAGCCGCGCCACTCGTCACAGTAGTAATTTACATAAGCAAATTTATGCAGACCTACAAGAACAGCCCTCAAGTGTGTCATGGTTTTATAACTTAACGCCTTAATGCGCCCGCTTTGGGGTCTGGCTTCGTTCAGGACGCTTTGCCAGTCCCTCAACGTCAAATTATTCATTTTGCACTTTGCAAGCGCAGGGAGGACGTACAGGCGCGTATATTTCTCAACGTGCTTATAAGTGTCCCGACGCCCCTGACGTGCTTCAATATCTCGGAGGTACAATTCGACACACTTCGCCACCGTGATCGAGGACACGCCTCCGAACTCCACCCAATCGTCATATTTATCCAGGACTTCACGCTTGCCTTTCATACCGGGCACGGAACTGTAAAACGACTTTTTAATGCCGTTCTTTTGTCCTTGGATGACCCAGAGCCTTTTTGTTTTATTCCATTTGGGTGTAGCCATAAGTTTTACCCCTGATTTGCTCTTAAATAGTCCGCGTAACTTTTCAGCTTTGCCACGTTCTCGGCGGTAAGGCCGTGAGTGAGTGGCTTTTCTTTGGTTTCGACGAGTACGTCCATCAGCTCGCCCGGAGTTGTCTGGAGTGCGGCCGCCAGATCTGGCAACTTATCAACCGAAATATTGTTTTTGCCATTTTCGATTGCGCTAATGGCTGCGCGACCTGCAAAGCCTGACTTTTTGGCGAGTTCTTCCTGAGACATTCCACATGATTCGCGGAGTGTCTTTATATATGCGCCTAACTGCTTTAATTTTTCTTCGTTCATTTGGTTATCCTCCCAACCTCATTATAGAACTTTATTACAAATGTGCAACAAAAACCCGACACTTGTCAATTCGTACTTGACAAGGCTTAAATTCATTGGTAAGGTATCAATGTCAAGCAATACTTGACAAATCAAAAAACGGAAGGAGGCTCATAAATGATTGATTATGCCAAGCTAAAGGGCTTAATGGCGGAGCGCGGTGTCGAGGTCAACAAACTTGCGGAAATGCTCGGAATTTCAAGACAATCGGCATCTGCGAAGGTTAACGGCAAGACCCCGATCAGCCTGACGGACGCCAGAACGATCGCCGTGGCGCTCAGCATGTCGAAAGAGGAACGAGATCAGGTTTTTTTTGCGGACTGTGTCAAGTCAGAGGCGACAACATGAAGACGACGAGACCGGGCGCGGTCAGGTTCCCAAGGTTGTATCAAGTTTTCAGCACATCGGAGGAACTCGGAAACGTTATAAACCGAAGTCCCTCATACGTAAAAAAGGCATTACGGAATGGCTTCACACCGAGGGAGAAGGACATGATCGCAGCCGCAACGAACCGCACGGACTTATTTGAGGAATCGCATGACAGAAAAACAACTGATTAAGACCGTAAACACGCTTTTAACCTTTGCCATGTTTTGCCTCGGTTACGGACTACTGGGAATCATAACCAAACCACACACGGAAGCGGTCAGGATGCCAGAGCCGAAGATCCTGCGGGAGACACCCGAAGAAATACCCGAGCAATACGAATATCCCGAGTATGACCTCGAAATTGCGTACTTTGAAAATTGGTATAAACCCACCCACAAAGTCAGGGAGACAGTCACGGAAGTAACGACAGAATACAAATATCTCGGTTACTACTACTTAACGGCTTATTGTCCTTGGGAGTGCGGTTATAACGGCTATAACTACCCTGCAGGCTGGAGAACTGCGAGCGGTGCAATTTGCCACAGAGCCGATTATGAGCACCGCATCACGGAACCGACCACGGTAGCGATAGACAGGACACTCCACAACTTCGGAACGGTCTTTTATATTCCCGAGTTTGACAGAACTTTTGTAGCGGAGGACACGGGGAGCGCAGTAAAGGGTTACCACCTCGATCTGTTTTATGAGGACTATGGAGAAATGGCAAGTTTCCCGACGGGTTATTACGAGGTTTACGCGGTCGAGTACATCTTCACGGAGAAGGAAGTCGAATATTACGACTTTGAAAAGGTCAGAGGCGTGCAAAGCATTGTTTACAAGCACGACCACAACAATTAGGGAGGATAACATGAACCTTTTAGAAATCATTTACTTAATCGGAGCGCTGGCCGTTGGTTTTATCGTCGGCATGTTCGTCGAAATGGCGCTGGAGGCTTCGACCATCTACAAGCAGCGCGAAACGATCCAAACACTTCGCCAGACCATTGCCGAACTGTTAAGCGAACGCAACCGCGTCGACTATGTCGAGATTACGGACAAGTCAGTCGATCCGGAGAACGTTCCGAGCTATTCACAAGATTGGTGAAGTTATGAAACAGCTCGACATATTTGGCTTAGTGGATGCCGAAAACATCACTTATCACTTTGTTTATTTGGACGAGAACAACGTCCTAAAGCGCACCGAGCAATTTACCGCACCGACAGAATTACGACTTTTAGAACATATCGGCGAATGGTGCGCAGAACACAAAAATTATCGCTTTATGTATTACAAAGCAGATCGAGACCTTTGGGAGGATTAAAAAATGGCAAGTATTTACGAATTAACAAATGAATTCATGACGCTTTGGGCGCTCATGGAAGACGGCAACCTTGACGACGAGGCACTCGCAGGCGCTTTTGACGTAGCGACGGAAGACCTGAGTTATAAGCTCGAAGGTTATTGCAAGTTTATCAAGAACCTCGAGAGCGACATTGCAGGGCTTAAGGCAGAAGAACTCAGGCTCAAGACAAGGCGCCAGACGATGGAGAACACCGTCACGAGGGCAAAGGAAGCAATGAAGGTGGCAATGCTCACCGCTGGCGAGAAGAAGCTCCCTGCAGGATCCTTCACAGTTTCCGTTCAGGCTAACCCTCCGAAGGTGGTAATGGACGAGCAGTACATCGAGAACATTCCCGAGAAGTACCTCACACACCCCGAGCCGGAGATCAACAAGAAGGCAATGCTCGAAGACCTGAAGGCTGGCGCAGACCTTGACGGAATCGCACACCTTGAGATCGGAGAGAGCGTAAGAATCAGATAAATCATTAGGGAGGTTTAAACATGGCTAAAAATGCAAAAAAGGGCACCTACACATTTAAGGAACTTGGCGAGATCGTAATGAAGAAATATCCTGGCAAGTTCGTACACCTCGAAAGTGCTTCCGTACAGTGCGCACACGTAGCCCAGCGCCTCGGAATCGACGATATTAACGGCAAGAAGAAATATAAGCAGATAACCGCGGGCGATGCCGAGAAGATCCTCGAGGACATGCGCCAGAGTTACGAGAATCATCCTCGCACACACTCCACACCGCTCGAGCGTATGGCAAAGCAGGACGAGGCGACCGAGTTCCTCAAGAACCTCGTCGAACCTCAGGCGGTAACTTCCGAGCAGGTCGATCCGATCAAGGAAGAACTTAATGCGTTTACCGAGTACACAATGGCGAAGCACCACCCCGTAACTATTAAGGCAAAGGATCCCGAAGAAGAACCAAAGAAGGTTGACGAGTTTGAGGCACGTCGTAAAAACTTCTATACGGACGTTAATTACTTCCTGAAGTATGCACAGTCAAAGGACGAGCGTGTCGCTATCTGGGGAGCGTTATCGAAGCTCTACGGCATCACCGCACTACCCTCAAGGCGTATCGAGGAAGCAAAACCCGAGACCGCTGAAACAAGCGACAAGTGGAGCATTTAAGGGGAGGCAATCACATGACAGAAAAGCACTTAACACTTAGCGAAAAGTTAATGAATATCCAGCACGAGCTCAAGGCACCGAAGAATCTGCGCAACAACTTTGGAGGTTATAACTACAGGAACGCTGAGAGCATCCTGGAAGCCCTCAAGCCCTTGCTTGTTAAGTACGGCGCCACGGTTACGATCACGGACACAGTCGAGGAAATCGGCGGACGTATTTACATCAAGGCAACGGCCACAATATACGACGCAGAAAACCCGTCTTTTGAACCATGTAGAGTCACGGCATACGCAAGGGAAGCGGAGACAAAAAAGGGAATGGACGACGCTCAGATTACGGGCGCAACTTCGTCATATGCCCGCAAGTATGCCCTTAATGGTCTGTTCTTGCTCGACGATACTCAGGACGTAGACACGGAAGCATATCAGAAGGCCGAGAGAAGCGCCCAGAACGCGCCGAAGGCTCAAGGTAATAAAACGGCACCCAAACCGAAGGCAAAGCCTCAGGAAGCGCCTCAGGCGGTCGCAGAGCCTACACCTGCAGGTGCACCGGAAACGGATCAGGCAAGGACTGAACTCCGCGAGTACCTCAAGAAGCACGGCATCGACGGCATGATCGTGGCGCAGGCTTGCAACCTCAACAAGAACAGCACACACGAGGACTTTGTGGAAGCGCTGGCGTATGCCATGAACCTCGTTAAATCTATGGGAGGCGTGCCGTGATACATCGAGACAAACACAAGGCGAATTTTACGCGAATAAGCAACGAAGCGCTGAGGGACACAACCCTCAGCGACGGAGCTCGCAGCCTTTTGTTTTACATTCTCAGTATGTCGGATAAGTGGACGTTTAGCGTCCGAGGCCTTGCGAGTCAGTTCGGAGTAACCAAAAACACGCTTGACGCTCGAATCATAGAACTCAAAGAGAAGGGTTACATCGAAACCCAGAGTACAAAGGGCAAAAATGGCCGCTTTGAGTCGTGTGTTTGGAATATATACGAAACACCGCGTCCCAAAAATATCGTGTCCCAAAAAAACGGGACCCCAAAAAAACGGTGTCCCGAAAAAACGGGGTCCCAAAAAATTGGGACAATAAGAACTATCAATATTAAAGAACAATCAAATATAGAAGAACTATCAAAGGGTAAGAAGGCACCCGCGCAAAAATGTCAGTTAGGATGCTATCAAAATGTTTACTTAACCAATGACGAACAAAAGGAATTATGTAGTCGTTTCGAGTTCAGTACCGTAGTGGACTACATAGACCGCCTTAGCAGTTACCTTCACAACAACCCTGATAAACACTACATCAATCACAAGGCCACGATCGAGGCGTGGATTAAGCAAGACGAAGGGAGGGAAGCAACTTGATGGAGTTTTATTTGAGATTTGAGAACGGGATGCCACAGGGCACCGCCCAGGAGAAGGGTGAGCGCATTTGTTACGTGGTTAAGAACGGGAAACGCGTGCCATACATTAAGCACTACAGGAAGCCAAGCGTTGACGCTGCAAGGGCGGAATTCATTTATAAGCTGAAGAAATACAAGCCAGCCGAACCGCTCGAGGGACCGATCAGGCTCACGGTGATCCTTTACTTCGACAAGAAGGCACCAAAAAAGTGCTGGGGTACATATAAGACCACGCGCCCGGACTGTTCTAACTATGTAAAGGAGCTGGAGGATGCTATGACAGAGTGCGGTTTTTGGTTTGACGATAATCAGGTCGCGGATCTCCGGGTGGTTAAATATTACGCCGAGAGCGCCACGATATACGTGAGACTGGAGGAACTGCAGCAATGACAGACAAGGCATATCACGCAAAAAGGTGGCTCAACCGCAATTATAACGACCACAAGCAACTCGAAGCCGACCGCCGTATGCTCGCGATCATGGAGAACCGCCTCGGCTCAGGCGTGGCACGTTACGAAAGTGACGGAACGGAATCACACGACCCCGACAAGTCCAGAGCAAGACACGAGGACGCACTACTTGATTTCTCAGCCCAGCGCGAAAAGGTCGAAAAAGAAGAACGCAAGTTATTCGCCGAAATGAACAAGACACGCGAGGCGATCGGCAAGCTCGAGGATCCCGAACTCATAGCAATAGCCACGGACCGATATATTAACCGACTACCGTGGGGAGATATTTCAAAGTTAGAACACATAAGCGTCGCGGAGGCGTACCGGCTCAACCTCAAGATGCTCGAAAAAATGGCCGATATTCTTTAATTTACGAGGTAACAACATGAACAAAGTATTATTAGTTGGAAGAATCACGAAGGACGTCGAGATCAAAATGACGTCAAATCAGACACCTTACTGTAATTTTACCCTTGCAGTCGAAAGACGTTTCAAGGATGCCAACGGCCAGCGCCAGGTCGATTTTATCAACTGCGTAGCATGGAAGCAGACCGCTACCTTTATCCAGCAGTATTTTAAGAAGGGCTCACGCATCGGAATCGAGGGCAATATCCAGACACGAAGCTATGAGGACAAGGATCAGGTTAAGCACTTCCTTACCGAGGTAATAGTGGACGCTGCGGAATTCGTTGAGAGCACTACGGCACCGAAGCAGGAAGAACCCGAGAAGGTCATGCCTCAGGCGCTTCCTTTTGAGATTTAAGGGGGTAACGTTATGGCATCACTCGACATTGGAAAACCCGAAGCGGTCACTTGGATAAAAAACCATTTTGAGCGTGGAAGCACATGCCTGGACGTCGGCGCCTGTGATGGCAAATGGTCCGACCTCGTCGGCGATTATCTCAAAATGGACGCCGTGGAGATATACGAACCGAACATTATTAAACACAAGCTCGCTGACAAATATAACAAAGTCTATTTTGCTGACGTTCGTGAGTTTGACTTTGGCAATAAGTACGACCTCATTATTTTCGGCGACGTACTGGAGCACATGAGCGTTGAAGATGCTCAAAAGGTCCTCGATTATGCCTGGGACCGCTGCAATGATTTACTCGTTGCCGTTCCGTATTGCTGGGTCAACCGCTCGCACTACGGCAAC